AAGTGGTGGCTCTATATATTATCCAAACAATGCAAGCGTTGCAAATAGTGGCAACTTTTCTGGCATTACCAATGGCCCCGCTGGTAATGTAAACTATACGACCGCATCTGGAGCCAGGGTTTACTGGAGATATTTTTACTTTAGTAGCTCAACTAGTAACTTTGTGTTTAATTTAAATGGTAGTGGAACCGTGGTTAATGCAGGAACTGTAAGCGGTAGTACGGATGAATTTAGTATTGAGTTTTTATTGCCTAATACGAGCCAGGACGGAGTAGGGACTGTGGAATTTAAAGATGGTAATATTGCGTATACATCAGAAAATAACGCTGGGTGCTTTGCGAGCACTTTTGGTAACAACCAAGGCAATACAGCGGGCGCGGACATCGGAATTTCTTTTGGTTCACGCAATACGTCAACTTCTGGGAACGCTGTTATTTTACGTATAGTTGTAGGAAGTGGATGGACGGGGAATGTTAGTAATTTGCAGCTGGTTGGAGCATAAGAGGGACTAAATGGTATTCACTACTGACACACTTGCTAGAGCTTCATTTAAAAAACTACAAGGATTAAGTCACTCTGAGGCATCCAAGGACCCAGCGAATGAGTCTGAGGCATCTCAGATAACTATTGCCGCTCAGGAGATATTCGGAGAAATATTGCCCACCGATCCTGACGTTGCAGTTGTAGATGGTTATGCTGCGTTTGTCACACTGGGCTTGACTATTGATGCATCTTCTAATGGAAAATCATACCAAGCCTCTATTGCTACTGTTGCTGGGACTGGTCTTTCTGGAAAAACAAATCCTCGAACTGGTACTGTGTATCAAGACGCAGACCGTGTTGGTTATCTAATACCGCCCCAGTTTGGCACGCAATATAGAGGTGTTGTTTATAATAATGGTACCGAAGTACCTCCATTGTCCGCAGAAGATTGGTTCCTAGATTACCGCTCTGGCATAGTTACGTCTGAGAATGACCTAGGTCTTGTGAATGGCACATTGGACGGCTATGTGTATGTGGGAGATTTTGTCTCGGATAAATTAGTTGATTTATTGCTTTGGTCCTCTATTGGTAGCGATATAACAAATTCTAATGCCGGTGAAGTCCTAATTGCTAACGGAATTAGCGCTCCTTCAACAGGGGTGAATTCAGAAGCATATGGAGCGGGGGCAACCGCTGCAGACAATGCCGTTTCTATAGGCAGCAATTCAGTGGCTGCGGCAAATTCAATAGCTATTGGGCGTACTGTTATAGCAGGAGCTAATGAGTTTGTTGCTGGTGATAGCAATATGAACATAACAGACGTTTATTTTGGAGAAGGCTCGCTAGATGCCACTCCGGCTGAATACACTATCCATGGCACTGGTGGAACAGGAATCGACATTGTTGGCGGTGATTTAAATCTTGCTGGCGGAAGAAGTACGGGCGCAGGCCTGGGAGGCAGTCTTGTGCTGCAAACGTCGCCTGCAAGTGTATCTGGTTCTGGTGTGAATTTATTAGTTGATCGAGTAACAGTGGGCACTACAGGGCTGTTAACGGCGTCATTCGGAATAAGCGCCCCCTCAAGTGGTACTTCTTCAGAGGCATATGGGTCTGGCGCAACTGCTACGATAAGTGACAGCATAGCACTAGGAAATGGGGCAGGCGCTACGGCCGCGAGAGCTTTAGCCGTAGGCAGAGGAGCTTCCGCCACTGGCGATAATGCTACTGCTATCGGAGCATTCTCTTCTGCAGGTGTTAGCGGCATAGCAATTGGCCGAGCTGCTAACGCCGCAGCGAATTCAATTGCTATTGGCCAATCTACTGCTAGCGCCAACGAATTTGTTGCAGGCAACGCTACTGTTCCCATCAATAATGTCTACTTTGGAGACGGCGTCACAGACGCTACGCCTACAGCTTATACAATCAACGGCAGTGGAGGGCTAGGAACGGACATTACTGGTGGCAATATCACCGTAGCTGGCGGCAGAGGAACTGGTAGTGGCGCCGGAGGGAGCATTATTTTTCAGACTGCAGATGGCGGCACCACAGGGGCTGCTTTAAATGCGTTAGCCACAGCTATGACGATATTAGACAATGGGAATGTTGGCATTGGAGAAACCACGCCTGCTACCGATTTGCACCTGACAGGAACTACTGCGCGTAAAATTAGAATTGATCTTAACGATACATCGGTGGCAAATGACCAAGATTATGGCATATTAGAGTGGCATGGCAACAATGCCGTTTCGGGCGTGAAGGTATATTCTGAGATTAAAACAGCTGCTAATGCTTCACTGGGAACTATCGGCCAAACTGACATGGCATTCTCCATATCTACAACTTCTGGATTGACTGAGATTATGAGGTTGGAGTCAACAGGGCGTATAAATCTTAAGAATGTGGTCGGCACCACACTTCGTTTTGATCTGGATGATACAACAGTTTCGGATGGCCAAGCCTATGGTATCATTGAATGGTTTGGGAATGATGCCAGTACTAGCGCATCAGGTATTAGAGCGAGAATAAACGGCCTGGCAAGCCCCGTTGATGGTAGCTTAGGTGCCACCGACATATCGTTTGAAACAACTGCAGCTGGCTCTACGACATTGTCAGAGGTAATGCGCCTAAGCAAAGATGGGTATGTGGGCATAGGAACTAGCGATCCAGCAGCTATGTTGCATTTGTCAAGTTTAGCAAGTACGTACGTTTCAACAATTAGACTTGAAGATACAGACACTACTACGGTTGCAGAGCAGGCACTAGGAAGGATTGAGTTTGCTACGCAGGATACTAGCAATGTGGGCGTTGCTGCCAAGATAGAAGCAAGGGCAACTGGCACTGCCGCTAATTCTGAGATTAATTTTCATGCAGGAAGCGCTACTACGTTGCGGCATATTATGAAGGTAGGCGCTGAGAGCGTGGCGATTGCTCATAATAATACCTTGCCGGTGGTTAGCGCAAGCGTTCCCTTGACCATAGGTACTGACGCAGGAAATGGTTCGCGCGGATATATTGTTTTAAATAATAATACAATCCCAGCATTTGGTGAGCAGGGCGTGCTGAGCATGAAGCAGCATGATGGCGGGCAGCATTATTTATGGGTAGATAATTCTGGATCTCCAGGCGTATTAAGAATACATACGGCCTTGCCCGATTCATCTTCAGATATTGCGGGCACAGTTGTTGGTACGCAAACATTTACTGGGTTTCATTTCTATCCCACAAATGCAGTAGTTGATAATGACAATGATGATGGTTATGACGGGTATCTTGCTATTGGAGATGCTGTCAGGTTGGTAGATGGCTATGTAGCCAGAAGTAGTGCAGCAGAGCAAGGGGACGTAATAGGCCTATTTACAGGAATGACCAGTAATTATAATAATTCACTAACAAATGAGTGCAATATTCCGGATACATACTGGGAAGAAGAACTTGGTAGTGATGGCTATTATTACGGACCAGATGCGTCTAAAAATGGCATATTGTACTCTGCAGGGACCCCTCTTTCATTAGCGGGAGTCGCATCTTTAGGTGATGCCAGGGACTTTTCTATTACTAGTGGCTTAGATGGGTTCAGTGTGTGTGATGAGGGCGGTCCGATCGTATCAGGAGATCTACTGTGCTCTAGTTCTATATATGGTTATTTGATGAAACAGTCTGATGATTTGTTACATTCTTACACAGCAGGCAAGGCACTTGAAAGTGTTTCGTTTGGTGTTTCAGGCAAGGCAGTAGGCGTATATGGCTACTTATATTGCGGTTAGGGGGCAGTTATGAACGAAGAGGGTACCTTTAGAGAGCGGGTCGCTAGTAGAAAGTTTTTATTAATGATGATCATTCTTTTGGGAGGCACATCATTATTGCTTGCGCCATTCTTACTTGCTATGTTTACAGGTGTAAAATTGGCAGCATTTATGACAGGGGGAGAATATGTAACCCTCATTGTAAGCACCTTCGGACTTTATGTTACCGGAAATGTTGTACAAAAGATAAAGAAGGGCGCTGCGGATGATGCGATGTTGGAGCAAAATAATGAATTGGGATAAGGCACAAAAGTTAGTTATAATTATACTGGGCGTGCTACTATTGGCCTCGTCAGCGCTGGCCACTAACTTTTTTTATAGTTGGCAGAATGAGCAATTAAAGCTTAGCGATAAGGATGCACAAATCCAAAGGCTTGATACAGATCTAGGACTAGCAGAGTCCAGTCTTTTAAGCGTGAGAGAGCTAAATAAGAAATTTAAAACGGAGATTAATGAAATACCTGGCTTAAAGGACAAGCTAGATGAATTCAACTTGGAGCTCAAGAGCAGAGATAGAACTATTGCTTCATTGCGCAACAAAATAAAGGGAGGAACAACTGTTGTTACGGTTGGTCCCAAAAAGCCCAATAGTGATGGCTCGGCCACAAGTGTACGAGAATGCGACCTTGGTGATGTTGAAGATATGATCATAGCTTATGCATGGACAGACCCATCTGGTAGGTTCAATCTTACCGATCCAGACATTTTTATTGAAAACAATGAAGAATTCACGGCCGAGCAATACATGGTTGTTACCGGGAAGGTGTTTTTTGGCAAGGATGGACAGTTACAGGTAAAGCATGTTGAAATAAAAGAAATGTTGCCAGATGGAATAGGCGAAGATGGAAAAACAAAATATAAAGAAGCTTCAAGCTCGTCTGTAGCCTTATTAGACAGCCAATTTGACTATACTAATAATCTTGCAGTCAGAGAAAAGGGACTCCTTGACGTAGTAACGCTCAGGCCTTTCGGTTCATTCAATACGTCCGTCCAACCTGGATTGGGTCTTGAAATTGTTAATCTTGGAAGGTGGATAGATTACGCCAACATTGGGCTCAATGTACAAATTACTGGCGATTTTAGCGATCCACTTGGAGGAAGCCTGCAAAGGTCCCAGATAAGGGCAGGAATTCATTACCACCTGCTCCCACCTATACTTAATACTAATTTTGCAGTAGGTGCCTCTGTTGGAGTGCCGTTTAATAATTTATCACAGCCAGTTTTTTCAGTAGAAATAATTTTGTTTCTTACAGAAGACCTAAGCCCTTTGAAGTGGTTTGAATAATATATGACAAATTATCCATCTAATCTAGATACAGATGCTGAGCTGCCTTCAGTTAGTGATAACATTACTGAAATTGGTGGAGAGGCAATTAATGCTGTTAGGGGTGCTATATTTGCCTTGGAAAAGGCAATAGGCATTGACCCTCAGGGCTCTGCTTTGTCTTTGAGCAATAGATTAGATGCGACTTTAAATCCAGATGGTACTTTTAAGGCCTCTGCTCTTACTGCGGCGGGGCTTATTGCCTTGCCCATTGTTGATTCACAGGTAGGAACTACGGCAGGTATATTAGAGTCAAAATTAAATCTAGATATTTCAACTGCCAGTCTGCAGACACAGGTAACGTCTAATGATTTAGATATTGTTACCTTGCGTAATGCTTTGAATGCGTTATTAAATAATTTTACTTTGCACACAGTCGGTTCGTTTGGTCGCCACGATGGTTATCAAGTAGACATGCTAGCGACCTTGGCGGGTGCGGACGTTTCGGTAAGTACCGTTGAGGCTTCCTTAAATCTAATTTGGAACACATTTTTAGACCATAGGGCAGGAACAACTATAACGGAACATTTTGCTTCTGCAATAAGTTATACGCCTGATACAAACCAAGGAGTAGACCTGGTTGTAACTGCCGACAATGTGCAGGATGCTATTTCACAAATAGATGTTCAGTTTTTAGAAGATAGGCGTATACACAATGATTCTGCCCATAGCGATGGTGTGTCGTCTGACGGTTATTTTAATTTTGGAGGGCAGGCAAATGTAAATGACGCCTCAGGGCGTTTGACGCGCTACCAGACCCCGTCTCCCGACATAATGCAAATAGGCTTAATAAATGCTTCTTCTATTAAGTCTAAAAACTTTGCAGCTACTAGCATATCCTTAACGGCTAGTGCTATTGATATTAGGGCTTATAATGGTACGAGCTCACGCTTGCTTAGTGTAGTGAATATAGATGCGGCTGACTTCCCCTCTGGCTCAGGGCGCCTTAGTTTGCGCGCGGTAGTAGATTATTTAAATCAGCAATTTGCTACGAACGAATTCCCGGTATCGGCATATGAATCTCGTGATGGCGAATTAGTATTGCAGCACAATATCGCGCGTGATGACTGCTACATAAGCATTAGTGCCCCAGGTGCTAACTCTGCTGTGTTGGCGATGGGCCTTACTGCTGTGGCCGGGCAAGGCATACTGAGGGTAAATAATTTTAAATTAGTCATAAACGGCAATCAATATTCTGAGTTAAAAACCATATCTAGTGGCTCTATAACACAGGCAGGAGCATCTACTATTATTGACCTAGGAGTGGATGTTACCGCTTCGGGATTGAATTTATTTGCCAATTCATTAATTCACATTTACAATCATAGTACTGGATCTGCAAATGGCACTTATAGAGTATCGATTATATCACCAGCATCCCCATCGCCCACTACTAGTATTGCTTTGTCTGTACCCATGGCCGCTGGCACATTTGATTATATCATATATGGGGATTCGTTTAATACGAACTTTGCAGGCAATTTCAGGACTGTAGATTTTTACTTAGAAAGTGATAGAACTCCTGCTGTTTCGCAGAGAATGGATATCACTTCTGTACAAATAAGCGGACTTCGTGTTGTTGAAGTGTCCCAGGGGTGGCCGGCAGCCACCGGGGCCCTTGTAGTACTTACCAAGTCCGGTACTACATATTCTCTTTCTACTATAATTGGGACAGACAGCAGCATTGTTACTACATTCGAAGAGGGCTTCCTGGGCTATGTTAAAGTATTTGCTCCAGACAACAAGGCCTTTGTCACCATGTTGGTATCAGATGCCGCCCCTCCCTCTCCTCGAACGGATACTGTTGATTTTACAGCTACTGAGTTTCAGGACGATAGATTATTGCTCGGTACTACTTTTTCTGATGCTAGCTCTATATTGGAAATACCAGTAGACGTTCGCAATGTTGGCCTAACAGGGGTCGACGCTCTAGGGTCAGAGGTGTCGGAAGGTATACTAGGTAGAGACCTGGCTAATTTGCATATGAGCGGAATTGTACGCGGTTTTGATGTCTTGCAAATAAACTCTGGCAATAATTCTGTTGAGATAAATGGCGGTTTCGCATATATTGATGGTATCGCCATATGCAAGGAGCGTCAGGACGTAGATATAACTATTTTTGCCACAACAACTGGTACTTGGAATTTATTCCTTACTAGAAACGGCAATTATGAAGTATTTGAGGAAGGCACCGCTGGCAAGTCCATTTCTGATGCTTTATTGCAAGATAATTTCATACCTATTACTCAAATCACTATTACGGCTGGCCCGGCAGTGTCTACGACCACAGATGCGAGGCTATTCATTAATGATGTAGAGTCTCGGCTCCAGCTCACGGTTGATGATAGAGACCTGGGCGCAGGCTCTTTCCGCTCCTTAGAGGCGGCGGTACTTCATTCTAAAAGCGCTCCGAATGATACTAAGCCTGAGATCATAGTGTTGTCAAACCTAACTATTACTGGCGCTTTAACTATAGATGCAGATGCGCGTATAATATGTTTTAATGATCTTACTCTAAATAGTACTCTTACTATATCTGCGGGCGCCACACTTGAGGTATTCGGCATCCTCACGGTGACGGGGACCACTACCCTGAGTTCTAACTCAAAATTAGCATGTCATGGCACATCAGTATTTTCTTCTGGAATTACCCTTTCTTCTGGAACTGATTTGGAGCTAAAGTCAGATGCATCGCTGGTGTCGATTACTATCGCAGGTAGCGATATTAATGTCGTTGGATTAGAAGATAAGCCGACAATTACGTTTGATGGCACAACTACCGGCATAATAACTTCTGGCAGCGTTTCCTCGTTGTTTATACGAGATTTAGAGCTTAGAATGACCAATGCCTTATTCCCAATTATTGACTTTGCCTTCATAGCGTCTGATATTCAAATTGCCAGGTGTGAACTCAAACAGGCAACTACTTTGCCGCTGGCCAATATTGTTCAAACTGCACGGGCCGGCCTTGTCTATAGTGCTGCTGTTTCTGACCTAACAATTAGAGATTGCTTGTTTTCAAATCTTGGAGTAGGCATATCTGGTTCAGATGTTCTTACAAATGCATATATTCATAACAATAGATTTTTTGAAAATGGATACGGCATTCGGCTTTTTGATGGCTATGGAGTCAGTGTTGATGACAACAGATTTGACGAGATGCACCTGTATGCTGTAGATATGAGCAATTTCAGTTTGTTCAATATCATGATAAATAGTAATGTGTTTTTGAATAAGTTTGATCCGACTTCTAATCCGATTTGTATAAGCGGCCAGGCGACGCCACAGGACTTAATAATACATGGCAATATTTTTCATAATTTAGATACTACTTCCATAATCTTGTTAAGCGGTGAAGGAATTGTTATATCGGATAATGTAATACATGATTGCATTACATCATCTTTCGCCATAGACATGAGCAGCATCACTGGCTTGACGGTAATAAGCGATAATGTAATAAAAGACCATTCTGGACAGCTTTTAAAAGGACCAGAACTGACTGTGGTGGGCAATCAAATGGAGACCACTAGCAGTACTGGTGGTAATACCATAGAAATAGGCGCTGCCGCATCAGGCACTATTGAGGCCTTATTTGTTAACAATAGGGTAAATATAGTTACTACCAATGAGGTAGTTACATTTTATGATTGCAATATATCAAATAATCAGATTCTTGCTGGCAGTGGAGTAATAAGCTCAACCAGGGCTTCGATAGTTGGCAACTACATGGTGTTTGATGATACCACAGTTACTAATTCTCTTACTTTGACGGCTGCTTCGTTTTCTGATAACTATATACAGGGGAGCCCCACAGCTGCTGTTGTTTTGGCAGATAGCGCATCCGGGCATAATGTTTGTCAAAATGTGGTAGTTGGTAACGCCGGAACCATACTTATAGATTATAATTCTGCCATCGGCGGTGTGATTAGCAATAATACATTGAACGCGCTTAATCATGTTTACGGTATATTTGTAGGCGGAAACAATGCAGTAGTAATTGGGAACAACATATCTGGAACTATAACTGGCGGCGGTGGCGGCGCTATTGTTGGAGAGACAAGTGCTACAGATATGCTAATTGCCAACAATTTTTGCTCTACAGCTGGCGGAGATACAAGGGTAGTGTTTCATCAGTCATCTGCACCCACTGATGTTGTGATAAAAAGCAATAAAGGTGCGGAAGAAAGGCAGGCTTTTTCGGTATATAATGGCTTTCAAAGTACTGGAGACTGGAGTGTGCCGAATACTGCGACAGGAATAAGTTCTTCCACCCTTAATGCTCACATGTATGTTGTTCTAGATGGGCTAACAGTTGGAACCTTATTAGAAAGTGTGACCGTGCATGTGAATAATGCCGGCGGCCTGGGAGATGCAGTTATTCAAGTTTACAGACGAGATACTACGAGCCTTACCCCAACTGACGTCACTGATCCAATAGGAGAGTTTGATGTTCCATCTGGAGTGTTTAGTGCCTTGGTTGTTCCTGTGCGTACTGCAGAACAGCCCGTGCTTACAGGAAGTAGTTTCTTTGTAGAAATAAATATAAGAAATACGAATTTAGTTACTTTTGGCCAGGTAACTGCAAATATTAGGTATTAAAATGTCAAATTATCCATCACAATTAGATACTGATGCACAGCTGCCTCGCGTTGCTGACAATGTTACTGAAATAGGCGGAGAAGCTATTGACGCGCTTCGTGAGGCCGTTTTTGCAGTCCAGGCAGCCCTGGGCGCGAGCCCCCAAGGTGCTACCGCAGACTTGGTCACACGGCTTTCTCAGTCACTTAACGATGACGGCACCTTAAAGGCGTCGGCACTTATAGCGGCCGGCCTAATTGCGCTCCCCATTGTGAATTCGCAAGTTGGTGCGACTGCCGCTATTTTAGAGTCAAAATTAGACCTAGATATAGCTACACAGGTTTTGCAGGACCAAATATCATCAAATGATATAGATATTACTGCCCTGCAAGATGCAATTGCAGATTTGCTAAACAGATTTGCTCAACATATTGCTGGAACTGCTTTCAGGCATGATACCTCTATGATCGACTTAGCCACTGCTTTGACTGGTATAGTTGCGGCAGATTTAGACACGGCCTTAGTGGCAATGAATGTAAGGTTTATTAATCATGCGGCAACTACTGCGGTAGGTGCTCATGGGGCTAGCAATATATCGGTTGTCAATAACTTCCAAACAATCAGCGCCACTGATGCTCAGACAGCTTTTGAAGAGCTTGATCAAATAAGGGCAATAGAATTTATTCGCCATAGAGATGACATGCATTCAAATGGCTTTAATTTCTGGGCCAATTCTACAGATGGCTATAATGTATATCAGCAAATATATCCTACTACTTCAGGAACAACCACCGGCATTATTCTGGGCGGGCGTAGAAATGTATTTGAGTTTGCAGGTGTAGCTTTGGCTGGGCTTGGCATTTCTCAAGGTGATGTACTAGTTATAACTTCTGGCACATCAGCAGGCAATTATATCATTGACGATGTTGGTCCCCGGGCAATAGTAGGCGTCAAGCCGGCGTTAGATATAGACCAGCTAGAAACTACGCGTATTTTCTTTGACGGATATGATGGAATAGATGGCTATGTAGAGGCCTCTGTTTTTGCTCAAAGCAGCACTGCTTTGCTAAAGGGGAACGCTGCCCCAACTATTCATCAATCTGATATAAGAGTAGATAGTATACAGTTTTCTCGTCCAAATGCCGCACGCGCAGTATCTCTTGGATTAAGTCCCTCCCTTATTATCGGCACAGAAACACTTGTAATAGAGGCAGGCGTAGACACGGGCGCAGTTCGTACTATTACTATAAATAATTTAAATCTAGATAGAAACGGAGTAATACAGCCTGTTCCAACTGTAGATTCAGTAGTCGGGAGAATAAATAGTGTTTTTCAAAATCGTACAGACGGTTACGCTTTTCCGGTAGCAGCTTATAGAGTGGGCGATGAACTCATGCTGGCTCACAACTGGCAAGAGCATGTGGACTACACTTTGAGGGTTTTATCCACAGGCACTGCTAACTTCACGCTTGGTCTTGATGGGTATGGCGCTGCGATAGAGGATGCATTTCTCACTCCTACTCTAAGTGGTAATTTTGTAGTTAATGGATTTAGATATAGTAATTTTGCTACTATTCTTAATGGAACAGCTACCATACCAGGCCCATCTTCTACTACACTTATAATGGATGGAACCGTAAACCCGCTTGCACTAGGAGTAAAAGAAGGGCACTTAGTACAGCTTAAGAGTCATCCAACAGATAATTCTGTCTTAGGTACATATTATATAATAAATGTATCTACAACAAGTATCGTTGTGCATACAGTTGGCACCCTGGCTGCCGGCTCTGGCATAGAAATAGAAATACTTCATGATGCTTTACCATTAGAAGATTTTAATACTAATACAAGAGACCAAATCATTGAGGGCTTTGTAGACGCTAATGCCAGAGTTGGCTATAACGAGCGGTTGAGTTATACAGATAGCATCAGCAATATGAGTATTATTGATGTTAGTGATAATTTTTTGGCCGCTACATATGACCTAACAGTTGCCATTTCTGGAGGAGGCGTAAGCCTTACCCTCGGAACCCTGGGTAGTCCGGTAATAGTGCCTACTACATTTTCTGGGCAGGTACAAGTATATTCTCCTGCGAATATTGAATTTATTGTAGTTGACATTACTAGCCCTATAGGGACTGGCACTACCGATGTGGCGGTCAATGACCATATAAATGAAGAAGAAGTGCTTGAGCTTTGTAGCACCAAGATAGATGGATTGCTAACAATTTCTAATATTTCAGATAAGCGCCTTTATGGGAGTGTAGGCATAGAGCAGGTCAGGGAGGATTACACTCAGGCGTTTATTGAGACTCCCATGGCGGAACTGCGTTCTAATGGAATTGCTCGTGGATTCGGAATTATATCTACCGGCTTAGTTGATCCTGCATTATATCCTTCAAATGAAGGCATTTCTGTTTTAGGCGGAACAACTTATGTTGCTGGAGTGCGGTGTGATATTGAGTCACGTACGGTAATTTTCCCATCAAGTGCTGATGGCAATTACACTGTGGCACTTAATGATATAGGATCTTATCAAATAATACCTGAGTCTGACTATAGCGTTGCGGAATTGCTTGATGGCTATAATGGAGAGCTAGCATTAGTTTATAAAGTAGAAATGAGCAGCGGTTCGGTGGTCAGCGCTGAGGATTTGCGTTTTTTCATCAATGACTTAGATGACAAATTCGAACTGGTAGTAGACTTTACCAATCATATGATTGGCAACTTCGCTTCATTTGAGGCAGCGGTTAATTATGCAAATAATTATCCATCTGCAGAAAAATTCACCATACGAGTCGTGTCAAGGACTTTAGTAAATGATATTGTAATACCGGCTGGAAGCAGGGATATTACAGTCGAGCTAGATGGATCCGTAAGAAATATCACAGTAGGTTCTGATTGTAAGATACGTTCTAACAGTATTGCTAATAGAGGCTTTTCTCACCTTATTGGTACATTTACCGTGGGAGCGGGATGCACCTCCTTAGAGGTTGAGAACTTAAATATTGATGGCTACGTATCGCTTGCTGGCACATCAGCGCAAGAAGCTTTGTTCCGCAATACTATATTTACTGGAACGAGCAATCAGCTGATTACAAATGGTACCATAACAAGCAAGATCGAAGTTGACGGATGCGGGTTTGAGAACGGGCACGACGGGATTATACTGGATGGCGTCGGCACGCTAGTGGTTAATAATTGCACATTTAGTGGCGGACAGATATATAGTAATGCTGGCACTTTGTGGCGCGTCACGGAAACTGTTTTTGATCAAGCAGTTATTAATGGCACTGTGTCTTTGGCAGAATTTGAAGGAGTGCGGTTCGTAAATCATACAGACCCAGGCACTGACATAATTGCTATATCTGGCCTGGCTCGCATAAGGAATTCCATATTTGAGGACATCACTTTGTCTTCAAATAGAATAATAGGCAATACTGATTTAATTGATTCCTGTATATTTGACACTGTATTGCTTACTAGCACAGGCGAGCTGATTAATGATACGGCGGCCCTAATAAGTAATTGTCAGTTTTTAAACGGGACTTATATAAATGGGCCTTCAGTTGTTTGTAGGCGATTCCATAATAATATAAAAGATGCAAATAATGAAGTCCTCATAGACTGTTCAGAGTCTTTTGTGGGCAATACTGGATTTGGGTCAGTAAGGAGCAATGCAGGCTCGGCAGCACTTAGCCTGGTCTCAGGAAATAAATTCGCTTCTTCAAGCACTTACGGCTATGCTGTAGACTTGACTGCGGCTACAGTTAACGCCAACCCAATTATAATTGGTAATGACTTCTCCCTACTGGCTGGAGCAGACGCTATAACGCTAGACAGCGTATCTGAGAATACGAAAGTAATGAATAATCATTTTGAGGGCACTGATGCAACTAGCTCAGGAGTGGCTGTGTCAAACGCAAATGATGTATTTATTCATAATAACACTTTCGAGCTATGCACTGCAGTAACTAGCACTGTGCAGGTAGGCAGGTTAAGCATAGTTAGCAATTCTATAGCTGCTGTTACAGCAACTTCTTTATTAGTGGGAGATGACTTTACGTTTGCCCATAATACTAGCGCTGGGGGGACATTTACACTGGCAGCAGGGATAGCGATTAATGATGCTAAGATTACAGACAATGTATCATCTGGCATTTTCCAAGTAATGGTGCCTATAATAGATTCTTTAGTTAGCGGCAATAGCTTTGCTTCGCTTAATTTACGGGCTGACATGACAACCAGTATTCTTACAAATAATATTGGTTTATTCACCAGTCCGGTGGCCCAGACTTATGACAGGGTAGTGTGCTCGGGAAATATTGAAGGATGGATTTCCGGTGAGGAAAATGTCACTTGGCGTGAGAGTATAATTAGCGAAAATTACTTTAGCACGTCAAGTTTTACGTTTTCTATCTACAGCCCAGTCGGTGATGTTCCTGCTCTAGTAAATATAAGTCAGAATATTTTCAATGGCAGTGTTATTGTGCAAGCCACCAATGCCATACAGCACATTGCGTTTGTAAACAATATGTCAGGCGATCAGGTTTCGCCATTTACTAGTGATCTAAGTTTCACTAGTAGCCTTAACAATTCATTTGTGTCAAGAAACATAAATTTCTCTATTAGCATTAATACAAGCGCTAATAATACTATCATATCAGAGAATAACCTTACTACTCAAGATATAACGCTTGCTGGAACGGTAAATACTACGTCTGTTAGTGGTAACTTCGTTTCTACAATTAGTGTTGAATGTGGCAGTACCACAGGATTGTCGATTGCTGGCAATTCTATTGCGTCTAATTTAGACATAATGGAAGCCCTGCCTGTTAGTAGAGTGATAACTAAGGCAATTGTTGAAAACAACGTCATTGTGGGCGACTTAAATATTCTTAATAGCCCGGCTGCAACGGGATTGACAGCTACCTTTACTAATAGTGTTTTAAATAATAATTTCCTATCAGGAAGTATTTATATTGCTAATAGTGGAAATATTGGAATTAATGATGTTGTAAATTTCAGCAATAATACTATATCTGGAAACATATCAGGCCCTAATTTTGGCTTATTGACCTATACTTCTGTTCATGCTACGTCTGCACTCATAGCTAATAACAATACCATAACTGGCAATCGTGTTGGCGCGATGACGTTATTCAATGGTGCAAGTTTTGCAGACGGTTATGGCTCAGCATTTAGTAATAATATATTTGACAGAAACACAATGGACTCTCTTGATATCACTTCCGGGACAGACAATGTGATTGATGCTACGAATTTTACTGTGTCTAACAATATTATTGGCTCTTCATCTACAGTTAGTGGGTTAAAACTTAATAACTTCCGCTTATTAGGAAATACCATAACTGGTGTGTTTACATTTGACTTGACGAACAACGTTACCGTGACTGATGGGTCATCAAACGAGTGGGCTCTAACGCGTGATTTAATAATAAATGATAATTCGTTCTCATCTAACGTCATAATACAATTAAGGGCCAATCCGGCTGTTACTGGCACTCCATTGATTACCGCATTAGAAGGCCTTCGTGTTGTAGGAAATACAATGACGGGCCTATCCCGCCTTATCATACAAAGCCAAACATATGACCCGCTGCGCTATAGCATTGCGCAGGTAGATATTTCTAAAAACAAATTACGCAGTATAGAATTCCTTAACACTATTAGTGATATGGAGGTATCAGAGTTTAGCATATCAAATAATGTATGTATAGGAGACAATAGTGTTGCCTTAACGCCAGATGACCCCGGTATTTATTTTTCCAATTCTGGAAGTGAGGACTTTCAGGTAGCTGCCGGAAGTATTTCTAATAATTATGCCGGTACCTTATTCGATGGGACGTCCGCGACCTTCTCTAATAGTCAAGCAGTCATTAGACTCACTACATCATCCACTGCCATAGTCAGTGGGCTTTTTACAAATATCAGTATCGTAGGCAACACTGGCTGTACTGTTTTGATGGAAGCACTAGGGGGCGGTATTGGCGCTACGCTGTCTTTCCAGCGAGGTATTATTGCTGATAATGCTAACCTATGTATGGTGCTTTCATGCCCCACATCTGGAGACATAGTAACTGTAATTAATACCGTTATTACATCTAACACCTTCATTAGTAATAGTGCGTTCTCTTCGTTTTCTTTAGATTCGGTAGGAAGTGGCACCCTACGTTTACAAGGAGTAACATTGGCTTCAAATGTAGTAGCAGATAATTGGGAGCTGGATTTGATAAGTTTCAGAAATCAAAATGTGCTGTCGGGCAATATAGCCCAGGTAGGATCTTTTGCGCGAATATATTTTGATCCAAGCATTTGGTCAACAAGCACTCACACCAGATTCATAGGCAATTATTTTGAAACATGGGAAACTGTTGGAGTATATACGGACGGTGCGGATGCTAATAACTTATCATTTTTCTGGGGAAACACAGGAAATGGTACTACTAACCTTACTGTTAATGGCGTTACAGCCGTAAACTCTACTACTGCTAATAACATGACCACAGGCAAGATTAATGCATAGGAAATAAAATGTCAGAAAAGAGTGCTTTAGATAAAATTGACGAAATACACAGCTTGTTAACAGCTTTGAACAACAAGGTAGATCTTATTTCTGCCAATGTAGACCTTTTACAAGGAAAAGCAACGAAGAAGATGCTAGCAGATATTGATATTTCGGCATTAACAGCTTCAGCGGCTCCCAGGCCTACCGTTAAAGCGCCAGCCCCTAAGGCCAAAACGACCAAAGTAAGGGTTTTTGGCAAAATGTATAGCGCGGATCAAAAACCAGTACTTGGGGCTACGGTAAAAATCATTAATTCGTCTAATCAGGTAATTAAAACAACTAAAACAAACAAGGCAGGGCAGTGGTTAGCATTTTTGGATCCAGGCAAATACTCAATTAGATATTTGAAAGAAAATATGCCCCCCAGTTATAGACTAGCAGTAGTAAAACCAGGTATAAACGAATTAGAAATACTTTGAGGTAAAAATGGCCGGACACGGCATGCAAGTTTTCTCTGACATATTTATGCTGGACAATGTTGTTCAGCATACGGGTATTATGGTGGGCCGCAATATGCTCATTGATACCCTCAGAGAGATATTTGCTAAAGATAAAGAATGGCGCTATGTAGCTGATATGTGGGGCTTTCCTAAAACCCCTTCTGGAGTGGGATTATCTACTACTGCAGGAATAGAAGATGACTTGACCACAAGGATCTTTATAGGCAGTACGTACCGATATGATATTGCTTACTTGCCAGCAATTACCATCAGACCTACCAATATAGCTTACAAGCCAATCTCCTTTAATCAAAATAGAGGAACAATAAAATATGGCTTGCAAAAAATAACTGATGGATATGGAAATACTGATATTTTAAAAATGCCAGTAGCAATTATGAGAGCTGGTGCCTGGGAGCAGACTTTTGAGGTCAAAATCTCAACTTATAGCGCAGAAGACACACACTCTATTACTGATGTTGTAATCCAGTCATTACAAGGCACATATAGAGATAACTTGCAGCAAAATGGACTATTTATTAAGAGAATATCCGGCGGTGGGGAAGTAACGGAAAACATCAGTGAAAATGACCCGGTGTTTCACGCATCTTTAAGTGTAGAAACTTATTCTAATTGGCGCAGAGAAATACCAATTGCCAACATGATAGACAGAGTCTTGCTCTGTTTTGAATTTGATATTTCAGACCAGGATATCCCCGCCACTGACATGACATACAAGCAAGTGATTGACAATGTCACTTTTAATGCTGCATAAATCAAGATTGATTAAGTATAATCTGCGATGGTAAATGATTTATATGCTAAACTAAAATGCCGCAGGTTATTTGGCCATTTAGAGCATGAAGGGCTGAAATTTCTATTAATTATTGAGATATAGTGTGATAGTAATTTAATACTTATTTGGGGGCTCCCTTGTCGAATAACATTCCTGGAATCTCACGTCGCATTCAGCCTCGTGTTGTGCTTCGTCAGAGTCTATTACAGAAAGCCGCAGGCGCTGCTGGCGGTTCGCGCATCCTTGCTATTATTGGCGAGGGCGAGACAGAAGAGGTCGTGGTGTCCTCTGCGCTTGGTGCTGGCCTTGATGGTGTAAATGCTAATTATAGCGGAACCAACAGTCCTGATGGTCGGCATTTTCAGCTGCAAACTATCGGCCTAGTAGTAAATCGCACCAGGATACTCTTAAATGGAGCTCCTATTGTTGTATTAGAGGCCCAGATTGATACAAATCCTTTCGATAGCCGTTATGATGTCCGACTAGACCCAGTTACGGGCCGAGTAGAGATGCAACAGGCTCACCTTGTTCCTTTCGGCAGTTCGGGGGCAGTAACTACTTATTATGATCCAGGCCCGACCAATGTTGGTACTGGCAATCCAGTTATTACCTCTACTTCATTAGTAGACGCCAATGCTCCGCAAGAAACGTGGACAGTGCGGTGCGTTTCTATTGTACGTGATGGCTATGGGAATGCAACCTCGGGCGAGGCGACATTCTCTGTTTCTGGCTCGACCAGCGGAGTGATTCGGGATTCTGACGGAAATATAATCAGATGGCAATCAGATGGCGTAGTAGTCAGTAACGGAATTTTAAGTTTTTCTATTGTTGAAGGCTCGACAGCGTTCCAGCCTGGTGATCGTTTTTCTGTACAAGTAAGCTCCGGCGTGCTTAATCAGAACGATAGCTTGGAAGCACGATATATTCCAACGCTAACATTGAACGATCCTCAACTATTTTTAGATCCTAATCAATTATTTGCTAAGCATGGTGATCCAAGCCTGACCAACACTCTCTCTCTTGCTGCCCAGATGGCATATGAGAATGGCGCGCCGGCTGTTTTGGCAGTCCAGGGCAAGCCTGCCTTGCCTCGCAGGACGAATAACTTGCTTATCACCCCTGACGACCCCCTGACTACAGCAGTAGAGGGAGCCAGTGGTAGCGCTGATATAGAAGATACTATTTTTCCTTTTCCAATTGGGGTATCGCCAGATATTGACACTCAAATCAATATCTATGTCATGAATGCTGACGGCACAGAGGAGCAATTGCTCCTTACTAAAAATGATTTTTATAACACTAGTTACAGCACGGTAGCCGCTACTTATAGTGGCTTTGTAACTAATGCTACTATATCTCAGACATATACTGTTGTTCAGACGCCCCAAATTGAGCAAAATGGTATAGACGGTTATGTTATTAGTACAAACGCAACTGACATTACATTTACTTCTCCGACTGCAGCGTTCTCTTCTGACCGCTTAGCTACCGGAGAGGGCGATATCGGTAAGCAGCTAGTATTCCTTGATCCGACCGGCCTTGCTGGCGCATCAGGATCATTTTCAACATATGACATTACCGATGTTGGCGACGGGTACGGAGATACAACTATTGTTTCTGCAACTCGCCTAACTGGTCCTGTTCTGACAGGTACTGAGATTTTTGCTGGCGTAGTGTGGCAGGTACAGGATCCTAATGATCTCGGTGCTCAGTTTGCCATAACTGATGATGTGGCTCTTAATAACCTTACCGTGGGTAAGGGTTTGCGGGTGGAGATTATAGACCAAAGAGATGCAGATTTCTTTGATAATAACTGGTTTGAGGCTTATGATGTTTTAGAGTCTCAGAACGCTCAAATTATTGTTCCAGTACCTACTCAATCTATTAGTAATATTTTTCAGGCGGGAAGGTCACACGTTGAAAACATGTCTAGTATTGAGTATAACCGTGAACGCACTGTTATTGTAGGCGCTATCAATGGCCTGGTTCCTGATAACCTGGTTGGTCGCGAATTGGCTGCAGTTGAAAACATTGGTCTACTTGAAGGCATTCAAGGTGATGATCCCGAAGAAGTGTTGGCAGGCAGCATTGAGGACCTCGCAGATTACTCAGTTACTGCAGCTTATGGAAATTCTTTCCGAGTTGTTTACATGGGTCCGGACCAAATAATTAGAAATATTAATGGTACGAACAATGTGCTGTCTGGATATTACATGGCGCCAGCTCTTGGCGGGTTCTTGGCAGGGCAGGGCAATGTTGCTGAGCCTCCAACGTTTAAGACACTGATTGGGTTCAGCATCTTGCGTGACCGGGCCTATAAGACGTTTACTTTGGACGAACTGGCAGATGCAGGTGTTTTGGTTGTTCAGCCAGTAGCTGGTGGCGGCAGAATGCTCCATGGGCTCACGACATCTCAGTCGGGCGCTCCAGAATCAGAAGAGATTTCAATTGTTGCTATTAGGGATCAAACTTCTAGGGCATTGAGAAATTCCCTGAGGCCCTTCATTGGAATCGTAGAGACGCCAACGTCTATTGCTGCTATTACTGACACTGTTAATGACACCTTGGATGCTTTGATCGCGCAGGGTCTTCTAACTGGAAAGGGAGCGGTATCTGTTGCTAAAGACTCAGTAGAGCCTAGGCAGGTAAATGTAGTAGTCCAGGTCTCTCCTGCAGCACCTATAAATTGGATATTTATTGATGCCACGTTCTCACTTACCTGATTCTCTTAGGATTTTAGGTAAGTGACATTATAGGCTTGAGCTGAAAGCCCTGGGGTTTTACGCAGGGCTAAGTGCAAGTATTTAGATTAAAATAAGTTTTTTGCCTCAAGCAGGGCATAGGAGTGCAATAAAAATGGCATATCTTTATACGGGAAGCACTAATGAGGCCAATATGGCCACTGGTTTGTCGACTCAAGTAATAATTGAAGTAAATAATCAGCCTGTAGGGGCAATACAGAGTTTTAAACCACAACAACAACGCGCTATTAGTGGAGTGGCCGAGGTGGGTACTGATGGTTTTATTGAGAAGATTCCCCATAAGGCAACGGAAATTAAAATTGAGATTCAGCGAGTAATGTTTGATAGGTTGCGGTTACCAGCGGCATTCGCTAGGCAGTTTGTAAATATTTCTGCCCAGCGTGTTCCTTTTGATGTTAGGCTTTTTGATAAGGGAAATGTATTGCCTGACAATGCAGAGGCTGACGGCGATGTAGGTGCTAGTAACACTGGCGTTATATCTCATGTTTATAAAAATTGCTGGTTTACTAATTTTTCTACTACTTATAGCGCTTCTGACTATATAGTTATGGAATCTGCAACTATAAGTTGTGAATTTGTCCGCAGCTTTCAGGGGCAAAACCAGAGCGTTATTGATGGCGGCCTCAGAGGGATAATTCCTGATTCTTCAGGCGGCAACATTGAGCTCCTAGCTGATCTCGGTCGTCGTGGCTCATTGGACGCGGCGGGTCTAAACCAGATCCTCAACTTTCAATAGGTTTCTCAAGCGTAGTTGTATAGCTAACTGTGCAATCATTTCCAAGCAATTAGGTACGCCTAGCTTCTACACTAGGAGCTAGGCGCATTTTTTTACATCATAAAAGAGGTTTATTTTGAAATTAGAACACAGTAAAATGCACCAGGGTGATCAGCGTACTGAAGATACAAAGCCAGAAATCCCAGTACATACAGTATCTTCTCCCAATGATGAGGAGATGTTTGAAACTCAAATGGCAAGAGCGCAAGAGGCGTATGATGATGTTTCTGCAAATCCTGAGAAGCAAGCGCAGGTCCTCCGTGATCCTATTTTGGATAGCGAGATAAAAAAACAAAAAGTATTTGAAAAACTCGTATTGTTCAAGGAAGACCATTATAAAGAAGTAGAATTGGCTGGTATTAGTTTTAAACTTAGGCTATTAAATGCTATGGATAACTCTTTTATAATGAGAGAGGTGCGTAAAGAACCAACTGAAGATCAGATATCTTCCTTGCCATTAATGATACTTGCTGCAGCAATTGTGGATGTGAATGGTGTTAAGTTGGAAGAGTTTTATACAGGGCCCGACAGCATACAGGACCCAACTCTTAGGCGTTATTATGAGTTAAAGCAATGGGCCCAGCCAGTAGTAACTATTTTGCAGGCTGCATTTACCTCTTTTAGAGAAGAAATTGAAAAAAGTTATGGCAATGATTTTTTAGACAAATAGCAGAGGATCCATTTCATAGATTTAGATGGAAACTCTGCAAGGTTTTCAAGGCAAAGCCTTCCGATAATATTATATTAAGTATGACACCTCAAGAGGTAGCCTGGATGCAAACTATGTTGCTCCAGGACGAAAAAGAAGAATACGAACAAAATTTAGAGTTTATAGAATATTTAGCTTCTTTTTCGAATCCAGAAGCCATTAGGCGCATAAGAGAGCAGCGCAAGGGTAATGTTGGCATGTCTGATGCTGAATTCGCCGATGTTATGAAGTCTATCAGTGGCAGAGAAGTACCACTGGAAGAAATCAATAGTAGGAGCAAGCGTTAATGGTTGAGCCAGATCTAGATACAGGTGCTAAGCTAAGGGCCGATTTAAATAAAAGTCTAAATGAGTTTAGAAACGCTGGCAGCGCAACTGTAGATGCTATGGTGTCTAATTCGTCACGCTTAGTTAGCGGAGTTGTTTCAGAGTCTATAGATGGCATGGAAAGCATTGGAGATGCAGCAGAGGAAGCTCTTGGTGAAGCTGCGAGCGCAGTTAGCGACATTATGGCAACTGCAATGTCATCGGCTTTTGGGCCGAACTGGGACAGTTCATTACAAGCGGGAGCGAATACTCTTAAAGATGTATTTAGACGGGTAGGCCTCCCTTCAGACAAAATCACATCTGATTTTTTAGACGTTCTTGAGCAGATGGGGGGCGTTGCAAAGGATAATTCTGTAAATATAGGACTAGCTATAGCGGGGCCAAAATTAGAATCACTTATAGGAGGCGCTTTCGCTCCTTTGAAGGCAATGGAAAGTAGAGTTATTGCCATTAATGGCGAGGCCGCACAAATGTTTGCCACCTTCGGCGAGGGATTTGGCGTTGTTGGAGGGCAGGTCTCTTCAATGACCTCCCTGGTTAATAGCTTTAATACGGATATTAGAAGCGCGGCATTAGCCACTAATATGAGTACAGATGACATGCGCAAGGGTTATTTAGAGCTTGGCAAAGGCGGTGTTGATGTAAAAGAAATACTTGGAAGTGGCATGACTTTTAAGGCTGATTCTAAAGAAATTAATTTTTTAGCCCAAAGCATGAATATTGCCAAGGGAACCGGAATTGACATGGCTGATGTAGGCGGCAAGATATCATATGCTATGCGCGAACTTGGTATGAGTGGCCAAGAGCCAATTAAGATGTTTGGAATGCTAAAAAGGGCCCAGGAAGGCACTCATTTAGGGTTCGGCGTTAGCACTAAGGCCGTGCTTGATGGGGCGGATGCATTAAAGATGTACGGTAATAACGTAGACTCAACAGCAGCCATTTACCAAAACTTTGTACACACATTAGGCAAGGGCAGAGAAGGGCTCGCTGGTGGGCTCGTTAAAAAGGTTGCTTCGGGTTTGGCAGGAATGAGCACTGGGTTTAGAGCCTTTCTTGGCATGACCGGACAGGTGGGTGGCGGCTCCGGAGGCGCTATAGGTGGCGCTTTGAGGGTTGAGGAAGCCTTAGTAACGGGCAATACCCAGGGCGTCTTAGACGATCTCTCACGGACTATAGAGAGGCTTACTGGTACGGGAATACTTACGAGAAGAGAAGCTATTGACACGAATCAAGAGAAGCAATATTTTATGCAGCGTGAAGTAGTTTCGTCTGCGCTGAATTTAAAAGGAGAAGATGCCACTAGGGTTCAGGAGATGCTGGGCTCCGATCAGAAAATTACCGCTGATGATATCAGGAGAGGCGCGGGTAGTGGTCTTGCAGCTATAAATAAAGACGCTAGTGATGTATATTCGATGAACATAGGGTCAGTGCAAGCATTGCAAAATCAAGCAAGAGTCTTAACAGAGGAGTCATTGTCAGGCATGACTGATGGCATGAGAGACCTCAATGTTGTAGTCAAAGATTTTACTAATACCTATGGGCATGATTTAATTGGGTTTTTTAAAAACGCGTTGCAGGAAATGGGCAGTACTTCTCCAGCTTCTTTATTGCCGAAGGGAGAACGAGAGATGACCAAGGAAGATATGAATAGGGCAAACACAGAGCTAAATAGGGTTGCTGGAGGCGCTGGAATTGGCGGCAGCGCATCGCAAATGATGGATGCCGGGCTGCCGCTTTCGGGCCTTAGTGCTAGTGTGGCTCAGATGTTTAATTCCGGCTTGGCAATCTCATTAGAAGAGGCAGGCATGGCTGGCCGTGGTGCCCTGATAAATGACCTTAATAGGCCTTTTGTTGAAGCTGGTGATGCAGCTGGTGACGCAGCCGGTGGCAGGTTCTCCGCAATATTAAGCGCTTTTTCAAATGATGAGTTGCCCGTTCCAATAGCTGCCGCTAAGCGTATAGATGTAGACGCTGCAACTAACCTAGTAAGTAAGGATAGTGGGGTGGGCAAAGCACCAATTGGATTTACTATGGCAGATAATCAACCCCTAATGCTCAAAATTGCAGTAGATTCTGACGGCACCATGCTTAATTTGAAGCCCTTTTTAGAAGAAGCAGGGCAGCGTGCGGCGGAAGCGGCAAGGAGCATAACTATGTCTGAGGGCGATGGAGCCTTTGCTTCTCCTGAGTAGGTAAAAAAATGACATTTTTAAGTACAGCACCAATCCCAGCAGAGCCAATTGTTCCACTTAGTGAAACCTTGCCTGATGTTGATCCTGCTATCCAAACAAGCTCATCCAATCCTAATATTGCTAAAAGGCTGGACATGCCGCAGATAGGCGAATTCAAAAGAGAATTGCTTACTTGGCGCACTCCACAGCTGGGTTATGTTCAGATGTATTTAAATCCTCAGCAGATAAAAATAGAAGATGAAAAGCAAATTACCAGTCAGCGTACCAAGGGTGGCTTTGTTGTTCAGTATGCCGGCGAAGAATTGACCAAAATTGCGCTTAGTGGAACAACTGGATCTAGCGGCGTAGAGGGCATAAATATTTTGCGTAGTATCTACCGCGCAGAGCAAGAATCGTTTGAGGGGATATCCACTGCAATTGAAGAAGCATTAAATCAAACACAGATAAATACGCTTGGCGCAAACGCTCTTGATTTGTCTCCTTTATCTGAATTAAATGTATTTGAATTCGCGAATGATGTTTTTCGTAATTTTGCGAGACCTCAGCCAACTTTGGCCTCTTTAGCTACAAGCCTAGAATTGTTTTTTCAAGGCTGGCTGTACCGCGGTTATTTTAAAAGCTTTACTGTGACAGAGAAGGCAGAACACCAGGGCTGGTTTGATTACAGTATGATGTTTGTTGCATATGCTAGACAGGGTGTTAGGCGCAACTTTATGCCGTGGCATAGACAGCCAGTAAACCCTGCTGGGTCGGGCTCTAACCCACTTAGTTTTTCTGCGGCTAAAGATATACTTAATACATTACAGACACCTCCTCCTCTTGCCACAGATACCCAGGACGGTCCCAATAGTGAGCCTCCTATATTTAATACTACTAAGAGATTTAGTGGATCTAGAACTGTATCCACAGCCATTGATGCTTCTAGTGGAATAAATTCACAAAATGGCAATTTGAATATACAAATTTTATAGGTAAATTATGGCAATTTTAGTAGGTACCGCTCGCAATAGATTTCCTGATTTTGCTGAGCCAGTAGGCGGAGTACAGCAATTTTTAGACCGCAGCAAAGAAGTAATATCAGGTTTTTTAGAAGCTGCTGACGGACGAATTTTTAACAATTCATTTGTTGAAGATGGAGTGCAGAATATAACTGGCTCTTCCTTTATTGATTCAAAGTTTTCTGATTTAATAGAGCCAACTAGGCGCCAGGTAACCACTCAGTTTCCGCAGGCTACCGTATTGTTGAAGAAAAGAATGTTTTCTTCCTTGCGCACTAATTATGACATACGCTTTATGGATGATGATGAACGCATTTTTATGCGTGCAATCAAAAACCTGTTTCGCAGGAAAACAGAAGAGATTTCTTTCTATGAGAACTTAGTTGTACTTGAGAAATTAATCCAAGACCCAGAATTCTTAAATGTTAATAGTTTTTTTGATACCTACATTGATAGCTTTTTCACTGTAGCCAATTTAGGATTTGGACTAACTAATCTTATAGGCGGAGCTACAGATGTTGCGTCGGCGCTGTCAAATACTATTTTAGACGGTATTGTTCCCGACCCCAAAGTTTTTCTTCGGTTGAAAAAAATCCAAGAGCGTGCTCGTCAAAATAAGTTTACTACTTGGATTATCGATCCTGAGATGACCAATTTTTCAGGCACCGGACCCGGGGTAGGCGTTATTGAGTTCACATGGATGACTAAAGTAGTCACTACCACATCTATACGCCCTGGCGGTGGCAAATGCACTATTACTATAGAAGACCCTTATAGATTAACTAGAATTACTGAGTCAGATATTGATCTAGCCCTGCGGCAGGCTTTTTCTGAAGAATCAGGCCCTGTCGCATTCTTTGATGTTACGGGCCGCCAGCAATTAGAAGAATCTCAGAATCTAGATATGGAGCTCAATAATCTTCGTGCTGGCCGAGGTGTTAGTCAAATAAATTTTGAATATACTACTACAGGAGAGCCATTTGCCACCCTGGTAGATTTCAATATACCATTTACTGTTAGCACACTTAATCAAATTCCATCTGACCAGGCATTGGGCGCTACAGAGATTACTAGATTTGTGGCAATCATTAACAACCTAAGAAGTTATAAGGCCATACAAAATAGAGCAACTACCAGTATCCATACTGGAAATAAGAAATTCGGACCGATACGTGACAAGATGCGCAGGGAGTTCGTAGGGCATCATATATTTCAGCAAATGGACTCAGTACATGTATTTGCCAATAGCTTTACTAGAGATGCCACGCCTATTTATGATAGCAGAATCGATTTGCTTTTGCATAATAATTTAGACAAGATTCTCACTAGGGAAGAAGATACGGGCAAATTAGACGATGAGATGCTTGAGCTGGAGCGCCAAGCGATAGCTCCAGAAATGAGCCTTATTGAATATAAAGTTTATAGAAACCCTATTGAGTGGCGTGGTACTGGCCCTCAGTTATTTGAGGGCCTAGTTGAAAAGGTGTCCTCAAGTTATGTTGCCTCAGAGGGCAAGTTCATGCTGTTCGTAAAGGCCAATGACAATATGGAGTACCTTAAACTTTCTCGTATCAATCAAACTCCAGGTTTGACCCAGCCTCAGGGAGTATTAGAAGACCCGTTAACTCCATATGATATAAAAGTAGAGCCAACTACCGGCATCATTGAGGACAGGGTCTTATCAGAGACTAATAGAAAACGATTATCTTTTTTACGATTTGATGACGGGCCACTTTTAGGTGAAACTATAGATATAGAAGAACGCCTGATTTCCGATACTGCAGAGGGTGTAAGTGCTATTTTGGCCTACCAGCACGTCCCTGGCCTGGTTTATAAGTGGAAAGAAGGTATTATTAGTGCAACACAGGATGTAAATCTAACACGTCCCCTATCGCGCAGAAGGGCCACTCTAGGAGACATTAGGGAAGATTTCGGTCTGACCTTAACTAATAGCCCTTTTTCCAATATAGATGCTGCTGATGTTATTAGCATACTTATTACTGGGCAGCCTTATGATTATAATAATTTTCTTCAATCCGCTATAGACTCATCAAACTTCACAGTGGATAATGACACAAATAATAGAACATATTTTAATTATTTGTTTGACTTTTTAGAAAGGCAAAATCAGTTAATAGGCGGGTTTATACCTGCTAAGAGATCCAACATAGATCCGAATGTATCTGTAAATGCATTCAGAGAACAGGGGCGCCTGACTAGGTTTAGTTCTCAACTGTCTACACTTCAAAGTAAAAAAGCTCGTTTGTTAGATCGAATAGAAGATTTAAATGCCGGCAAAGAAAGTTTGGAGATATCATTCCTTATTAATGATCTAGGCACCCAAGTGGCTAGCTTCGATGACCAAATAAATAGAATTAATGCGCAAGCGACACAGGCCAGTTTAGGTGTAAATGCTGGCGATGCAGTATTTAAGCAGTATGGCAACGCCATTCAGGTTCATTTTAGAGACGAAGAACATGTAGAAGTGAGGCGCTTGCTTCGTTATGCATTGAAAAACAAACCAGAAGAAGTGCGTTATAATCAGGATAAAAGATATTTTATTGTAGCAGAACAATATGATATTGATGCAAATATAAGGGCTTATGTTTTGCAATTAAAGAATCAAGCGCCCGATTTGTTTACAAGTGAGTATAAAACACCATTAGAAATATGTACCCAGGTGGCAAATACTATTGATTTTGAGTTTTTTGCCGACGCTCAAGGCAATATACAGTTCCGTCCTCCAGAATATAATAAAACACCCCTTTCCTTGTTGTTGCGCATGGCAGAAATGAGCGCAACAGACGGTGTGTCCTTAATTCCTCAGTTTTTGATCAAATTACTTACTAGTAGGACGGATCTTACTAGGCAAAAGCTATTTGAGATAGAATTACAAATACTTGAGCAAGGCCTATTGCTTGGTCTATCAAGGTCGGACTTTAATGGCTTCGGCATTAGTCTGGCTGTATATCGGCAGAGAGGGGGTGTGTCAGGCACTAGTCTGTCAGTGGCTGGATCAAGTGTTAATCCGAACCAGGCCTTTTCTCTTAGTGATAATATTTTGTTGGATAGTTTAGAAAGTGACAGTATTTTTACTGAAAAGCAACAAACAGAGGCCATTTTTTCAGCGCCGGCTTCCACTCAGATTGACAGAGATGTGGAATCATTAAATGATACAATCACAGACATAATAGTAGTTAGGAATCAGCTTGCTGATTTAAAAGGCTCAACGACTCCCAAGCTGGATTCTGAGGCCCCTGATGACCGAAGGGTTATTGCTGATGAGATACGCAAATTTGACTCTGCGGCTGACGGCACATATGTAAGCCGTTTGAGAGCTACTAATATTATAGCGCAGTTAGTTTCTGAGAGGCAATCTTTAATTCAAATATTCGCTCGTTTAAAAGAAGACACGATAAACGTAGAAGAGCTTAATGACAAGGCCGCAGGGCTTAAAATATTGGCTGCTTTGACTGGCGGAGCGGCGGCAGATTTATTGGGACAGCCATTAGCGTCTCCTACCCTACCCAAATCTTTAAGGGATTTGATTATTGATGATACTGCAAATCTTGATGGTTTTAATTCCAGAAAAAGATATATAATAGAAGACAAGCAAATACTCACTATGGACTTCAGCATTGAGCCTCCTACTTTTAACAGAATAGATGTAAATGGCACAGAGGACTTGGTAGGGCAGCAATTAACAGAGGCCAACGCCTTAATGTTTTGGGCAGGTGCTACTGATTTTGACTCATGGCGACAATTTGGCTTTAGAACTGAAGCGCCTCTAAATAGGCCTTTTTTGAAGGACCCAGAGACCCAGTGCGCGCCTTATGCGGTATTTAAGCTTTTGCAGCAAAGAAGAAAGATACATCACGGCACTATTACTATAGTAGGAAATGAATTTTATGAGCCAGGAGACGTTGTATGGATAAATAATAGACAACTACTCTATTATGTTGAGTCTGTCCAACAGAATATTAATTTATCTACAGGCACATTTGCAACTACTTTGACCCTAACGTATGGCCACGCGCTAGGAGAATATATACCTACTCCTTTGGATGCAATTGGTAAAGCAATGCTTGCTGACAAAAAACGCCATTTTGGAGATTTAAAAGCAAATCGTACTGCCGTTCCTTCTGCAGACGTGGTATACCTTGGCACCATGGCTTTTCCCATATCTAGTTCGTTTAATGACCTGACTAATTTGTTCGCTAGCAGTGATAGCGGCAATAATGAGGGAGTGACTGAAGGTCTTCGCAAACTAAATGAAGATTTCAAAAGGCAGAATACAGACGTGGCTTATAATGCTATACGCAAAGCAAATCAAAGAATAAATGACACAAATAGCTCTATAGCAAGGATAGAATTGCGTGGATACTTTACTGGCTTTGGCAGTGGCGAGCAACGTACAAGGAATTTCTTAAATATGGCAGATGAATTGTTGCGAAATAATAATGCAACAATTAACACAGCTATATCTAATGATATAAATTTGAAAATACAAGAAGGAGAGCTGCCTTCTAGCTTTACTGTCTCAATGAACCCTCTAAATGTAGAGATCGTTGCTCCTATTAATCTAACTACTGCTTTGACAGAAAAGCAGGCGCGTTTACGTAGGTTTCCTAGCGCACAAGCATGGGCCTGTGCTAATGAAATACAGTCAGACGAGGGTGATGGCTTGCCAGTAAATTGTATTGATATTTATTATGTTGTAGAAAAGAGTCGTGTTTCTGATACGGAAGGAACGCAAACTCTGGACGACTTGTGAACCAAGACCAGACCTGTTAGGTGATTAATGGCTATTAGACAACCCATATTGCGTCCGGCAGTCATTGTCGGCGGTATCAATCCAACTGACCAAACTTGCATTGTGCAATTCAGCGATAGGTCGGACGGAGAAGATAATAGGAAAAGAGTAACCCTTCCCCACCCTATGGCCTCTAGCGGCTGGGGTATTTTAGCAACTCCTACTACGGGCACTAGAGTAATGATAAATATGCAGCAAAATGAATTGCCGCATATTGTTTCCACAGTGCCCATCAGTCAATTCTCTAGTGATTTTAATAAATCCAGCAATGTAATCGATATAAGCGTAGACCAGCCAGGGTACCCTATCCTGGCTGAGGGTTCTATGGCGCTACAGTCGGCAAGTGGCTCTAATATTTGTTTAGAAAATGATGGGAGAATATTGTTTGATGTAAATGATATTGAGTTAGAATACTCACCCAGATTTAATGCATTGTCAGAAAGTTACACGTCTCTTTATACAAATACTAATTCTCATAGACAAATTTCTGGCCCAATCAAAAGAGACCTCAGGGAAAGGCCGGAATCTGTAGAAACATTATTTGACAAGTTATTAGACGTAGACACTGATACAGTATTGAGCAAAATAGGGAGGAATCCTCTTTTGCCTGCGGAGCCACTTACTGTTAATTTAAATTCTTCTAATGAAATCTTGAGAAACCCGGCTTTGGTAGAAAACAGAACCATGGTATATGAGTTCACACGCTCGGCCATGGTGCAAGATCACGCAAAGGAAGTAGAGCGCTTACAGGGCGCTGAGGGTCCTGCGTTCTTATCGCAAAATAGCAGGAGGGACTTGGCAAGGTCTGACATACTTAATCTTGGCTTGCATTTACCAAACAATCTCATAGAGCGAGTAGAAGGCACTGTGGTAGATTATTATGGAAATATTTTAGATATCAACAGGTCGAAAATAGAGTTTAGCGAGCTTATTAATTCTGAACAAATGAAAAATGCAGACAAGCGTATGGAGATCGAGGCCGCCTTACTCCGAAGGTCTATTAAGTATCATTTTGAGATAAATGCACGGAAGGAGGGATTGGCAGAGACCACTACTGACGTTTTGGACGGTGTAAACGCAGATGACGAGTCCTCAAACATAGGGTACTCACATTCTAGATTTAGTATGGACATTGATGGAGAGGGATTTGTCAAGCTAAACATACCTTCTACATCCAATGTAGGAAACATACCTTTATTGTCTAGGTACTCTAATGCTTTTGACAAAGAAGCAGTGGTAGATAGGGGCGAAGACAAGCGCAATGATGGCACATATCGTAATAATCCACGAGTAGATGTTCTTCATATGGCATTTGGGAATACAGAGGGACTGGGCATAGATGTTCCGCCCGAGTACATTCCAGATAATATAATATCTGAGGGTGCTCCTTTTAAATACCGAACTGCGTACCATGATGTTTTAAACATCGTTACAGATGTTCGATCAGAAGATGGCCCAGCGGCGCCTTTATTAACAGCATTAGACAATACTATTGACTTAGGAGAGGGAACAGCCTCGCCTAATGCTGGTGGACGCAGCATGCATGCTAATTTAGACGGCAGCTTGGAGCTCAATATAGGCAGAGATGTTTCTGATTTTAAATCTATATTGGTGGATACTGCTGGCGGCATAGTCTCATCTTTGGGAAAAGACAAAAATGGCAATAGCATTACTACTCAGACAGATGGCGATGTACAAATACAGGTTGGCGGCTCCAGTGTTAGAGGTGAAGAGGCAGCAACTACGAATAATTTCACTATGTTTGTTCGAGCAGGAGATGGCCAGTTCCATAAGATAGAAATGAATGAAAATGGCGTGTTCATAACTAGTGCTCCAAATACTAATTTGGTTTTGGAATCTAATAAGAACCTGGTACTAAGTGCCAAGGGGCAGACCTTGCTTGGCGGAGAGAGCATTCAGGTATACGGATCTTTTGCCAATAATGGAGATACCATCTCTGGCGAGCGACTATTTTTGAGAAACGGTAAAGAGGTAAAATAATGGCAGCGTGTTTCCCACCAGCTCCGGTAAATCCAGTCAATGAAGTCTTATTAGGTGCTTTTGGCGATAATTTTTTCCCTCCATATGCTCCTCAGTTTCAGCCCACTAACAGAGGTGATATGGTCAATGAGACCTTATTGCAGTTGGTAATACCAGGCACGGGAAAAGTAAAGCCAATAGGTGAGCCGGACCAAAAGCATATATCAGAAATATTATCTCCAATTACAGGAGCATTAGGCACGGTATTCGCCATGTTCGCCCCGCTGTATATCATACTTGATTTGATAAGAGCGATAATAGATATTATTTGTGCATTTTTCAACCCCACTCCAGTAATTACCAGTATAGTAGATCTAATGATTACCGTGATACCAGGGGTAATCGGGTTGTACCCCCCCCTTTCAAGCATACTGCATGCTATTAATGCAGCTAAGGTTATTACCGCTACTGTAGTATCATTATTGTCTGCAGTCATACCTATTATTGACTTAATTGTACGCAATGCCCTTTCGATTGTTGATATTATTGCTGATGGAAACATAGATGCTGTAGAGGCTGTTTTGCAGAAAGTATGCATTCTGCTGGAAACATTTGCTAATGAATTAGGGGGCCTTGCTCCTCTCAGCTTTATATTAGAAATGTTGGACTTATTCACAAGCCTGGGTTCTAAGCTCTTTTGCCCTGCTGATGATGAGTGCTGTGACACAGAGGCATGCCCTCCTATCATTCTAGACCCTCCTAGTGGAAACGCTCAAGTGATAGCTGTTGGTGGAGGCTTGACGCTATTGGACATACTAGGTCCTTTAAAAGCAATACCCATCCACGAATTACTACCCTTTCCTCCCGTAACTGAAGAGATCCTGTTTATTGAGGAAACCGAGATTCCTTTGGAGGCAGTAGGTGATGTATTTAATCAGGTTGCAGAGCTGATAGACGATTTGCTTGTCCAGCTTTCAGTATTTTCAGGAGGTTTAGTAACTCTTCCAGAGGATACCACGTCTTTTCTTACAGATGTAGGAGAGCAATTATCTGAAATAACCATACCGAGAATAGCGATAGGGCCGTTCCCTGAATTCCTTGATTTATTACCATTTGTCAGTAGCGAAGATCTAGAGGGCTTTGTTATTATACCGCGATCCTTTACCATAGAGATTTTAGACGTTCCTAATCTTGCAGATCTGCCTAATTTTATTGTGTCCCCTGACAAGATACCTGGAGCACAGAGTACATTTGACCCTGCCACTATACGCTTGGTCATCTTCGAGGTGGTTTATCCTCCGGGAGCAGAACTGGGACCTACTACAGACCCTACTACAACTACGCTAACGCGTTCGGATGATATATCCCTTGCTGAGTATCAAGCAATAATTGCGGACGGCAAATTTACGCAATTTGATCAAGTATGGTTTGATTTTGCAGTAGTTAGCGGAACTGCAAAATCAGTTACTGCTCAGCCCAAGATTGGTGAGGATGTGCAAGAAGATGGGTCTTCGCAGGAGCGCGCCAGATTTTTCGAGGTAGCTTCTGTTGTTGCAGGAGGCTCTGGACCGTTAGATTGTACGTATGCCATCATACCAGACATTGACACCCTGTTGCAGCTTGCGCTAATAAGTTTGGGTTGCCAGGAAGACATCAGGGATGCCGCTGACGCTGTAGGAGAGCTCGTCAGGGAGACTTCCGCAGGGATCGAAGCTACAACTGGTGGCGAAGACAGAAGCGGTTTTGAGCCCTTAGACGATAAGGTAGGGCGTAAGTTCCCGCCATTACCAACAGACTTGGACGAGTGCCTGCAGCGTCAAACTGCAGACCCTACAATAAGCCAGTCTGATTGCGTGACGGATATAATTACAGAATATATTGATGACGTAAAAGACTATGCTTTGGATGTGCTTTGTGTTGGAGTTAGTCGAGTGCAGAGTGATTTTGAAGTCACGCAAAGCTTTGTAGATGCCGATGGGAAAGATTTTTCTACTATAACTCTAATAGTCAGAGATGCAGGCAGGAATAATTTATTGCAGGATTTTTTGCCAAACGCTACCGTGCCCGAGGATTTTTCTGCGGTATTTAATACCGACCTAGGAACTATCGGTCCTGTCATTTTTGATAGAGAGCTAGCTGTATTTCGTGCTAATATTACATCTGAGAAGGAAGGCGTTGCTAATATTAGCGGTGCATTCTTGATAAAGGGCAAGGTTTGTATGATTCCAGGTAAGTTTGAAGAGCTTCAAGTTACTGATAAGATACTCAACGTGACATTCCAACCCCCCGGTGGTTCTTTCCCACGCAGGCGTCGTCAAAACACTTACGTCCAGAGTGCTGGAGGTAGGAGGCGATAATGGGAGAACCAAACAAAGTGCCTGAGCCAGATGTGGCGGCTGTTGAGCTTGAAATCAATAACTTCTTAAAGGGCGTATTTAATACAATAAGCTCAAGCAGGTCTGTACTTGCTCCGACGCCATCAAAAGTAGTAGAGAGCCCCGGAGGTGAAGGAACTACTGGTCGCCCTGCCGAGACTATTGTAAATACGTTTTTCAGACTCATAGGACTGCCTGCAATACGTAGCGAGGAATTCCTTATAGATCCCTCCTCTGATAGGCTGATTGCACTGGCGGGAAATCAGAAAAGAAGGAATAGGGCTTTGAGCCAGGACCGTACGTTGAATTATTTTTCTTCTGCTGGAACTGGAGCGGGTTTGTTAACAAAAATACCATCCATTAATTCTAGGAATGACGCACTTACAAAAAAGGTGGAAATTGAAGAATTTAATAAAATATGGAGAGACCCCATCTCTATTGACGAGGGCGTTAAAGATAGCCCTGTGAGGCGTACGGGCTTGTTCCCGCTACTTGTAGATGCATCAGTACCTGTGTATCCACTGTCCAGACGAGTAGCTCCCTTGTTTTTTGATGGGGACTATATTATGTTAGGAGGAAAGGACCGACTCAAGAGGCCTTTTTTGCAAAGTATTTTTTACATTCGTTTAAAAGCCTATAGTGGCCTTGATTCAGGACTTCGTGACAAGCTTAAAAACAATATAGAAAATGATTTGGGCAGCTACGGAGAGGGCATTATTACGGATGAAGAGATCAATGGCTATAATTTCATTCAATTAAAGGTAGTATCTCGCTTTATACAGGCCCTAAAGGGCTCTGTCAACAGCTATAGAGAGGCTATATGCGCATTACAGCAATTGCACTCTGAGGTTGACTTTACATCTGCGGTAGTAAGTAATCCTGAAGAAAGGGCGGGAGAGGCAGTAGTAAGTATAGAGCGAGAGGACGTACCCCAATTAGAAAAGCAGTTGGTGGATATAGATGTAGCCATTAATCGTAGTGAGCTCCTATTGCAGATTTTGCCTACGGACCAGGTAAATACCTCAGACGCAATACGTAGGTTGGCAGAGCAAAGCACTGTGAACAATATAGCGAATGATGCTTTTATATCCGAATTCAGTAGTTTGCTAACTTATGACTTGCCAGCTTTTAAGCGTAGAAAAACCAAATTAACTGCAAAGAGAACCAAGTCTGTGCAGCGTATAGAGCAAAATAGGCGTACTATTCAGTATCTTACGGGAGAGGGCACAGGTCTATCAATATTTGACGTTATAAGTGTATTATACGGGCTATTCACGGTCGATTTAAACTCTTTATTTGGTTTATTGAACGCTAGCGCTCAGCAGAGACTGCAAGAAGATCCTTTTTATGTAAGCAGCATACAGGCAACTACCAGCGTAAATGCAGGTAGTAATGCCGCTACAAATGTGATATCCGACCCTAATGTAGCGGTCGAAACTGCTCTTACTAATTTAGAGGCGAAAGTAAAAGAGGCTTATTCGATAGCCACAGCATTTGCAGAAAAAACCAATAAAACCAATAAAGCAGATGAGCAGCCGACGGACTCTTAGGGACATAAATGTCATTTGATTTTAAATTAGAAAATGGAGACCTTGAGTTTGATGGCTCGGGTGATATTTTGAAAGTATTTAATGACAACAAATTAAGGCAGGATGTAGTTAAGATAATTATTACGCCGCTGGGCAGCATGCCCTTGTTTCCATGGTATGGCAGCCCTGTTACTGAGCGAGCCATAGGTAGAACGCTGGATGCTCGTATTTTAAATACTGAGCTTACTAATTCTTTGCAGTTTGCAATTCGCAACCTTCAAGCGTTGCAAGGCGAGCAGGAAAAAAGTGGACAGTTCGTAACTCCTGCTGAAATAATTTCTCAAATATTAGACATAAGTATACAGCTGAGCGCATATGATGCTCGTCAGTATAATGTCAGTGTGGCAGTAGCAAGCAGAAGATCGAATATAGTAGAAGAATCGTTCACTCTAAGTACTTAATGGTGGTCTAATGGTTACTTTCCGTAGTTTAGAAAATATTTCGCTGTCGATGCTTGATTTTATTCGAGTTTTGCAGCCAAATTTAGATATAAAGCCAGGCAGTGTAGCGCGGGACACTACCATCGATTTGCCAGCACAGGAGCTATCAAGGCTATATGTCGAGCTCCGTAATATTGCTAATTTGCAAGCAATATCTACTGCTTCTGGTACAGATTTAGACAAACTAGCCAGGAACTTTGGATTGATACGTGGAACGGGCTCTAGAGCTACGGGTGTGGCGGTATTCACTACTAATAATTTAGATTCGGATATTAACATACCTGCAAATACAGTATTGACATCCCGCAGTGGTTTTAGTTTTGCTACTCAGGTCGCTACTAGTTTTGTGGCCAGCAATTCTGGAGTTTACAGGGCTAATGGCATACGTTTGCGTGCTGACTTGGATTTAGCAGGAATTACGGATGAATTTGCTTTAGAGATTGCAGTAGAGGCCATCAATGCTGGCTCTGCTGGCAATGTCGGTAAATTCGGCATTATAGGCCAGGGGGTTGCTGGCTTATCTAATGTGACAAATATCGATAGTTTTTCTGGCGGGTCTTCTACAGAAGCAGATGCTGCTTTTCGTTCAAGAGTTCTTGGTATTTTTGCAGGTAGCAATACCGGAACTGCGCTTGGCTACATTAATGCCTTGCTGGTTGACCCCAGGGTTCAGGACGTACTAACCGTAGAGCCAGGCGATACTCTTATGACTCGTGACGGCACTGTTACTGCTACAAATGATGACGGAGATTCAGTCATTATATCTACCGGCACGGGCGGAAAAGTAGACCTTTATATCCAGGGCAACAGCCTGCAGTCCTTCACGGAGTCTTTTATTTATAGAGACCAGAGTGGAAAAAACGACCCTACTGATGTTTCAAATGAGTATGTAATTGGGCAAAGAGGGTTGTCTACTTTACTTGATTTTCAGCAAAGAAGAAGGTTGTCATTGCAAGGTGGAAACCTTCCTTTTCAACCAGTAGATACCCTGGTTTCAGTTAGCGGCAGCCTGTCCGGTCCTAATTTTGTACAGAAGTTCACAGACGATGCGGGAAATGCCCAGGGTACGTTTGAATTGTCGAAAGACACTGATGCTTTCGGAGGGAGTGTATTTGGTTTTGACAAGTTAAAGTTTATTTCTGGAACTATTGATTTATCAGATGAAGGGATTACCAAAGGCGTCTTTAATGGGCAAGACCCGGTAGGATTTACTGATGTATCAGAAATATCCAAAATAAAACAACTTATTGTTATTAATAATGAAGTGCCAACGGTGTCTGCATCAGATCGTTCCTTGGTATCTGTGGATCACACTCCAATTAGCTCTGTAGAGAGGGTTGTAAACCTTACTACTGGTGAGCGTTATGTTATTTCCGACTCTAACCCAGATGGCACCGCTGGAGAAGATAATATTACTGGAAATATTAAGATATCAGGAAATACCCTACCTACTAGGACAGACACTTTGCAGGTTAACTATGTATGGGATGTCAATTATGATGAAAATACCGATTATGATAATTTACAAACTGTTAATGAGTTTCGCACGGTACAAGACTCTGTCGACTGGGGATTCGCCAACAGGGTAGTTGCAGAGCAGCAAAGTGTTTTACACTCGGCCACTGATGGATACCATGTAGTGGTGGAACACCCTGCTTCAAGGGTCATAAATGTAAATACCCGGCTCAGCGAGTCTTCTGTAAATAGTAGTGGCAAACTGGTAGTAACGACCAATATATTGAATATTTTCTCCGTGCTGGACTCTACTGAGCAAGAAGTGTTTTTCACTGCAGCCAATAATGGATCTTTTTCTAGTAAAGAAATTACATTGCCTACTGATACGGTGCTTCCTAATGCAGCAACAGCCACAGTAGTATATAATTTGTCAGATTTATTTTCTCCTGATGGGTATCAAAATGGAACTTTCTCGGGCAATATAATAAGGCTTCCTGATGGCGTAGCAACGGTAGGGCAAATAGTGTATGCCGATTACGTTGCCAATGTTAATACATTACTCCCCACTACGGCAATTAGTTCTTTGCCAGCTACTGGTTCCCAAAACCAATTCGTAGTAGGCACCTCTACTTTGGGCAATCAACCCGTTTCAAACCTGTATGATGTACAAAGCAATATTACTGATAATCTCAAATTTGCACCCAGTTATCTTAATATCAATTTTGAGGGAATTCCTGCGAGAGGTACGCTGACTATTAATGGTACTTCTTATAGAAAAATAGAAGACATTATCGTTGTTACCCAAGACGGCCTAACTGTAGATATGGCCACTAGCATCCGTAGTACGCTGGGATTGTCTAGCATTCCCAGCACTGCCTTTGTTTCCTCTGTAGCGAAAGTAGAAAGGGTAACGCTGTCCGGAGACGAAGTTTCTAGCGTAGATTACACATTTGATTTATTAAATTACAACATTACTAACACCACCTATGACGCGGGACGTGCTATTGCCAATTCATCGCTGACCACCACACAATTCAGCATGGCTAGCACTGCCGCAAATCTTTCCAATAATCCTACTACCGGTCAGAGATTAAGAGTTACCTACTATTACTCTAATACCAATGAAATTGAGAATCTGTCCGTAACTAGCGCAGGGCCCCGCATTTCGGAGTATAAGTATTTGTTTGTTAAGACTCTGAGTGCAGCCTCTGGGTTTATAGGGCTGTCTGGAAATGTATCGGGTACGATCACTGTGTCTAACCTTACTCAGCCAGTATCAGGCAGTTCATATTTGTCTACATACAAGTACGTCGCTCCCAAGGAAGGAGAGCGCATTACTTTGGAGTATAATGTCAACAGACTTATTGCCGATGCTACTAATGATATAGAGTCGGTACGACCTATAACGGCGGACGTCCTGGTAAAAGCAGCTGTGCAATTGGCAGTTGATGTTACTTTGCGAATTGTTGCTGCTACTACATTTAGAGGTACTGATTCTAATTTAGAATCAAGCGCAAGGGAGGCATTAACGGTCTTTTTGACGAATAATGGATTAGAGTCTACGCTCGATTCTTCTGACGTTATTAACGCTACTTATGCTGTGCAAGGCGTTGACCGAGTAACAGTAACAACATTTAATCTCTCTGGGCAAACAGGGGTTAAACAGACGATTCAGGCTGGCAGAAATGAATTTATTTCTGCGGGCAATATAGAGATAATTATAGAGGCACGCTAATGGTTTTTCGGATAATCCGATTCCTAAATAGATCTACCACTCAGCTCCAAATCGAGTTTTCAGAAGACTTGGATGAGAATATTGGTATATCGAACATTCAAGTGGTTTCCGAATTGGCCAATGTGCCTGACCTTGTTGTTAGGTCGTCTTCAATTCAGGCCAGAATACTTACGGTAAACACGAATCAGCAAAGGCCCTTTGCTTTATATAGAGCAAAATTCATATCTACCACCGCTCAGTCATTCTCTAGCGTAAGTGGAAACAGGCTACATGAGGAGAGCTCTGATGCCGCCGCTAGCTTTGTAGGCCTCGAAGATGCCAATCAAATCAGAGATGATATGATAGACAATGCATCTCCGGTATATGATTTAGAGACGGACACTTTCGTACGTAAGCATGTTCAGAACCTTTCTAGGCAGTTCTTGAAGGCACGCACGGATGTTCGTGAAACAGGCAATGCTAATTATATATCTATTGAGGTAGAAGATGAGCGCAGGGTGCGAGGTTTTAGCCCTACAGACAGGCTAGCAAATGAAGGCGCCTTCATAGTAACTAGAGTTGGCAAAACCCAGACAGGCGCCTCCTTGTTGCGTCAAATAATGTTTGAGGCGGCCCGTGGAGTGACGTTGCTTGGAAGTAATGCGGGGTTAGTCAATGACCAAATACTCTCTTTCCCTGCAGACCCAGTATCTCTGCGCACTGAAAGCGTAGTAAAAGAAATTGTTTCTAATGTTGAAACTTTGCAAAATAAGTTTGAAAGCCTAACGGTAACTCTTTCCCACTCTAATATATCTCAAATACATTCGATTGTTTTGCGCCAGGCTGGCGGAGCAGTGTTTAATTATGATGTGCCGCTTTATGGGTACTCGTTGCTTAATAATCGATACGATACTGTAAATGCAGGGCGTCTGCTCACATTGGCCTCTAATCAGTTTAAAATATCAGACACTCCCGTGCTGGGCAGTGTGTTTCCAGAGCCACAAGGGACCGACACTTTGGAGATATCATATTCTTATATTGATAATGGCATCAATGTTTCTTCATCTAGCGTTGTCGTCTCTGAGGTCAAAACAAGCACCCGGGAAAGCATCGGTGGATTTTTAACTACTTTTTTTCTTGCTAATTTTCCTGTAGTTACCGCTACGGATGGAGCTCCAATTTCGGGAGGCGTACAATTTTTAGATCCTGCTCCCAGCACAGGAGTTCCCTTTGTGGCTACTCATCCGGCCTTTACCAATGAGATAGCTTTTTCAGAGACACGATTACCAACCCAAGCAGGGCAGTACTCTGTAAACTATCCTGCTGGCCAGGTATTCGTATTTGGTGAGTCTATAGCTGACGGCACTGGCTCAGGCCCTCCCGTAGCTACTTATTTTTATCGAAAAACATATGTGTCTGGCATTGACTATGTTTTTGAACCAGATGCTGATGAAATAGCAGCGGTATCAACTCGGGATTTGATTGGGCAGGAAGTCAAGGTGTCCTTTTCGTACGAACAGGTTCTGTCTGAAGGTGAAGATTATCTAGCACACGTTCATAATGAAGTAATAAATGAGCGGGTAGACAATAGGCTAGTAAGCACATTTAGGGTCGCTGCCTCTAATACTCCAATTACCAATGTAGTTCAAGTATTTAATGAAACAACTGGCGAAATATATTCTATTTCTCGCTTTGATGAAAATTACATTACTTTTTCAGGGCGCAACGCTCCTAGGGTTTTGACGCAGGCGAACGAACTAGCGTCTTTCGAAAGAGTGTTTAATGAGCAGCTGTTTGTATCAGAAACGATATCAGACTCTGGCACTGTTAAAGTGGTCAAGATACAATTACAGAATAATTTAATAACGTCTAATACTGGAGATCAGTTGGGCGCTAATTTTAATACTAGCGTGTCACTCAGTAGCACTGCGTTCTCTGCTGAGCTGTTTTATGACGGCGTGCTACAAACCGTAACTGTAAACTTGGCCAAATTATCTTTGAATGGTGACTATTTAATAGATTATGATAATGGAGTTATTTATCTACAAGTAGCCAGCACAGTAGATACTTATGGAGACATTAACTATTCACATGGCAGTATTGATACTGCATTCTCTAATATCTTAGCGCCAGAGACCCTTAATTATAGAGCCACAAATAATTCAGCAGTTGTTTTGGATGTAGAGATGCCATCATTCACTTCTGAGTTAATATCTACTAGTGGCTTGCGTTTGGGCGGCGAAAGATTTTTAAACAATAATAGCAATAAGCCGCTATACTATGGCTCTAAAGGTTCTGGGTCTGCGGGGCAAAGAAGTCCTGGATCTACTATATTTGTAGCCCTGGATGCTATTTTTACTGCAGACATGGTGGACGGCAATCACATTATTCGCTTTCCAGACGATGCAGATCGTACTATCACGGCGTTTAGGTCGATGACTGAGGTCGAGGTCGATCTGGCCTTTACTGATAATGCAAAGAGCCTTGATTGGTGCGTGATTGACTTTGACCTTACGGATGGCGATGGCTATAATGTAGCTGTAACTTACGACATACAAAGCGTACGTGCAGTTTATGCGGTTTCAGAGTTGCAGACATTGCCTGCGGACTCGCTGACTAATTTTTGGGACCCAGAATTAGATACTTTTTCTGGAAACGTTATTACGTTTAATAATTCCGCAGTCAGTGCTCTAACGCCTGGCGATTCCCTATCGGTTGATTATAATTTAGGCAATTTGTATGTAGATTACCAGTATGTTGCGGACAACTTGATCATTACATACGAGTATGGCGATAATTCTATTGATCATAGTATCAGTGATACATTAGCACGCGGAGATGAGTATTTCGTTAGTTATCGGTATGGTGCCTTGCGGGAAGGACTTCAGACTAACTTTGGTGCGCTTACACAAATACAAGAGTTGCAGGACTTCCCTTTTGACTTTGACAGAGAGCTATACAGGGACACTACGGCTGGCGCCATTCAGGCTTTTTTAAAGGGCCCCACTGCAGATGCCATTAGAACTGCAGTCAGCAGTGTAACAAATGTAGATCCTGATATTACTGAGTTGACTTTCAACGAATGGACTCTGGACAGAGACAATCTTCACCTACAAGAAGGCATTTATACCGGCACTCCTACCTATGATGACGGCAAGTTCGGATTCGGACTAGTAGTAGACAATACCGACACCTTTGTTTTTCCTTCTGAGTCTTATATATCTTTAAGAGAGGGTACTTTTGAGGGCTGGGTGCGTCCGCTATGGAGAGGTCTCGACAATGACGCTTCTCTTACCTTTGACATAGGACAGGATGGCTATACAGCGGTTAGTGGCGGCGGATTGCAAGATGGCTACGTATTAAGCCTTAGTGACATATATATAGGCGCCATGGGTTGGAATCCTACCAGCTCTCCGTTTACCATTAATCGTTCAGATGCAGATCCAGAGAGCCCTTTGGGCCGGCCAGCTACCTTTGGAACTCTGTCCGGTTACTACATATGGTATGATTCTGATCAAAATGAATGGTTTTTACGTGCCGTGTCAGCTCCTTCAGATAGTATTAATTTTGTTGGGCGAATAACAACTACGGGCGAAATGTATAATGTGCGAGATGGGTACAACTACACATCGAGCCTTGACATAAATGATGTAACAGAAACTATAAGATCTACTAGCTCTTATATAGAATATAATTTCTCAGTCGATGGTTATGATTCCGCAGGAGCTGACGGATATGTTGATACTGATGGCTATTTGTACCAGGATGGTATAAATTGGTTATCAGATGATTTGCATTATGTTTTTGACACAGGCATTTCAGCGTCATATAACAGGATGTCCCTGTTTAAGGATGGTTCTGGCTATCTTAACTTCAGAGTATATGATGATACCGGCCAGAACATACAGGGTGGGTCACGGTTCTATAATATTTCAAATAACATATCCTCTTGGTTGGCTGGCGGATTACATCATGTAGCGGCTTCATGGCGTCTGAATTCTTCTGAAGGAATTGACGAAATGCACCTTTTCGTAGACGGCCAAGAGGTTGCTAACCTGTATAAGTATGGTGGGCGCCCCATAGCAGGAACCAGTGATGTATTTAGAACTGTAGCAGACGAAGTGGTTATCGCTTCCGCTCCTAAAAACATATTAATAGCTGCAGATGGCTCATCGAGCTCTGGCAGCACGTCGTTTATATCACTGTCTTCCAGCTTTATTACAGACGGAATAGTTCCTGGCGACGTATTTGCTATTTTGGATGCAACCGCAGATGCTATGATTTCCAGAACGGTAGCCTCTGTGTCTACCAGCACCACTCTTGTGTTAAGCGCACCCTTTACTCTTACTCTTGACAATATAAATTTCAGTGTTAATCAAACAAGCGTATTAACAGAGACTCCCTTGTTTGCTGAGAAAATAGCGGTATTCAAAACTGACATTGATGGTTATAGGACCGAGCTTAGTGGTATAGCTGCAGAATCACCTGAGTATAGTATTGAGCGCTCGGGGCACGATACTACCATTAATATAAATGGAAATGTAGAAGTTGGCGACGAAGTAGTCATAAACACTCTTGGACTGACCCGAGGGAGATGCAGGGATGTCGTATATAAGTACGACATAAGCAATCAATTAAAAACAAATTTAGAGCCACCTGTGGACTTGGCAGATGTTGATATATTTAAGGTTTTGTGCAAGCGCATCCCTATCCAGGCTAATGCGCTGCACAACCCAGGCGATGGCTATGGAGACGGTTATTGGTTAGCGGACGGCTATGAGCTTGATGGTACCTTTACTAATTTGTGCCAGCCTTCAAATGCAGTTCGAGGCAAGGTGCTGCGCGTTACACTAGGCGGTACATCTAATATAGATTTTAGTGGGATAAACGAGGTAACGTTCAATGGTACTACATTTGGCGGACCAATAACTGAGACTCTTACTTTTACTAACTACGGAGTGAAAGTAACTACTGAATTCTGGACGTCTATCACTAGTGTTGGTGCGACATTCACAGGCGTAGATCCCAGTACGTTCTTCGGCTCCTTTGAAATAATAGAAGATGTGTCCTTGACGCGAGAGGAAAATAGCGGTGATTATGCTCAGGTAGGCTTTTACGAGAATGGGCAGTTATCCCTATATATATTTGGCTCAGGAGGCCTGAAATTCCTACTTGATTCTTGTTATTATTTGCTTGATTACCATACTAGGCTGAATATTTCGTATTCGCTAAAGGGAGATCTGTATATCGGTAGCAGCATAGAGGGCACAGGGCAGTTTGATGGCGCCCTGGATGATATTTTGTTTTTAAATGAGATGCTCTCAGACGTCCGTACGGGGGAAGTCCCAGATTCTAGCGTGCGCACAATTACTGAAGACTTCAATAGTGTCAGAGCGGCCGTTGTGACGCCTCAGACCCTTATGTTGCTGGACTTAGATGAAAACATAAATAACTTAAATACATTTTACAAAACATACGACGAGCAGTTCTTTACTTCTTCTATGGGCATAAATAGCACATTTGGAGATTCTGGCATATTTCTGAATGACCCGTTCATTATTGATAATGGACCGGTGGTGCTTGATAATGACCAGGGTACTATCGAGTTTTGGATAAGCCCTATAGTGGATATAATTAACGATATGAATCATACGCGTTATTATGTTGATATTGCAGCAGCTGCTTTAGAGAGCGCACAATCATTGACTGCCACAACGGTGCAGCTTGGCCAGCGGGCCAAGAGCATTAAGAGTGTGCGCTTGGTAACTGATACTGACGGGAGCGGCACAGACTTCTTTGAGGGTGGCGTACTGGGTCGTGATGGACGCACCATTACTCTAGGTCAGCCATTGCCCGCACAAAGAACAAATGTAAGCGTACAATACGTTTCTGTTAACTCTATGGGAGATCGCCTGTCTATTTACAAAGATGGGTACGGTAGTATTAACTTTGAAATACTGGCAGAAGAGCAGGTTTATAAGATTAGTTATCCCATAGCATGGTCAAGAAATACGTGGCACAGGGTCATGGCT